ATCTAAAGAAGGTATCTTCAAAGATTATGAATCTCAAATCAATGCTGCAAAAGAAAAATCTGAAAAACTCATTAGCGAAAACGCTAAGTTAAATAAGAAACTTAAAATGAAAGAAGCACAAATAGTGCTTTAGGAAAAATTAAAAGATTGCACTCCAGCTTAGGCAAAATATTTAAGAGCAAAATTCGCAAAAGCTGCTTCACCTAAGGTAATTTAGGAGTCCATAGAGGACGCAAGAAAGTCCTTCAGAAAAGAACAAGCTGCAAAAAGAGCTAAAGTACAAGCTGAATTAAGATCAAAACGTACAGCTTCTACTCAACCCTCCTCTGTAGTTCTTTAGAACAAAGAGCAAGAGTCTAAGAAAGTTTAGACTACAGCAAAACAAAACCAAACACCAAATAGTATTGCTGAATTCTATGCAAACTATTTAGTAAACAAAAACTGATTTAAATTTATAAGGAAATATAATTATGACATTCCGTGGTATTCAAAACCAAGAACAGATCTTCAATAAGTGGTCTGCTCTTATTAATTGCAAAGATGATATTACATCTGACGTCGTAAAAATGTCCACCGCTATCGTTCTTGAAAACGCTCAAGAAAAGATCGATGAACAATACAGAACAAAACACGGCCGTGGCCTTCTCCTTGAAGATGCTGGCATTTCTAATGCTCCAGTCTTTGGTCCAGACACAGCTGCTACTTCCTATGCAAATACCGCTCGTGATGGTAGTGGTGTTGGTGATGCTAGAGTTCCTTCTATCGTTATTCCAATGATCAGAAGAATCTATCCACAACTCCTTGCTCACAAGCTCGTTGGCGTTCAACCAATGCAAGGCCCAATTGGTATGGCATTTGCTTTCCGTGCTCGTTATGGTCGTTTTGGCCGTGGTCCAAACTCATTCGGTAAGGAAATCGGTTACCTCAACGTCAACCCATCCTTCACTGGTAAGGCTCAATTTGCTAACAAGTACAACAACAAGATCTATGATGCTGATTCTAACGGCGATGCTTCTGATGATTTTGGCAATGATGGCGACACCAATAATCCAACTGATGAATTCGGTGAATATCCACAAATTGGTCCAAAGTCCCAAGATCAAGGTACTGTAAACCTCGTTCAAGTTTCTGAACAAAACATCGAACTTCTTCAACAAATCACTGGCGCAACCCTCAAGGTTGGTCAAGTAATTAACCTTGGTAAACCAAATGTAACAGTTGATCCTCAAGATGTTGCAAAAGATTCCCCAACCCCATCTGATTTCCTCCGTTGCTTCCTCGGTAATGACGGCGTTTCTCAATATGGTGGCAATACTTTCGCTGCTCTCGGTGATGGTGCTGATACATCTGACGCTGAAAACTGGGCTGTTGGCCGTGATATGCCAGAAGCTGGCTTTGAAATTCTCAAGGCTACAGTTACTGCTAAGACAAGAAAACTCGGTGTCCAAATCACACGTGAAACTGAAGAAGATATGAAGGCAATGCAAGGCCTCAATGCTCAACAAGAAATTTCTGAACTCATTTCTTATGAAATCGCTCAAGAAATTGATAGACAACTCCTCGGTGAAATCATCCAAGCTACAATCCGCGCTGGCAATGCCAAGATGTGGGATCCAGCTGTTGCTGATGGTCGTAACCAAAATGAAAGAACAAATACACTCTATACAAGCATTCTTCAATGCTCTGCAAGTATTGCAGTAAAGAGTCGTCGTGGCGCTGCTAACTGGTGCGTTGCTTCTCCAGGTGCTGCTGCTCTCCTCGAATCCAACATCGTCAATCCACTCGGAGTTTCTGGTGGTCTTGGCAATGCTAATGCTTTCGGTAAGTCCATTGACAACAACATTGGCGTTGTTGAAATTGGCGCTCTCAGAAATGGTACAATTAAGCTCTATCGTGACTCCCTCGCTGGTGGCGAATATGTCCTCCTCGGCTTCAAGGGTCAACAAATCTATGATGCTGGTATCATTTACCTTCCATACATTCCTCTCGAACTTAACCAAGCTCTTGATCCATTCACAATGAATCCAATCACCGCTGCAAGAACTCGTTATGGCATCACCACTAACCTCTTCGGCGCTGGTCAATTCTATGCAATGTTAGGTATTGCTAACCTCAACGCTCCTGTTGATCGTGAAGCTGGTAAGATCTTCGTT